GGGACGGTCGAAGACCCCCGTGGCATCGGTCGCGCAGGATAAGGAGTAGTTATGGTTGAAGATAATAATGAGTTCAAGGTCGAGATAGAGGACGACGCCCCTGTCGAAGACCGTAACAAGGCCCCTATGCCCGAAGAACTCGTCAAGGAGTTGGAGAAGGACGACCTTGAGGAGTACTCCGAAAAGGTTCAGACCCGCATCAAGCAGATGAAGAAAGTCTTCCACGACGAGCGTCGGGCCAAAGAAGCCGCTGCTCGGGAACGTGAGGAGGCTCTCCGCTTTGCTCAACAGGCTTATGAAGAAAATAAGCAGTTGAAACAGCGACTTAGCGCGGGCGAGAAAATCTTCGCCAAAGAGACTACTAATGCAGCGACCATTGAGGTCAATGCGGCTAAGGCAGCGCTCAAGGCAGCGTACGAAACGGGTGATCCGGATCGGATTACTGAGGCTCAAGATGCACTGACGGATGCGAAACTCAAACTTCGCGATGTAGCGTCATTTAGACCCTCTTTACCTGATGATGAAAATGGTGTACAACACCACCAACAGAATCCTGTCCCAAATCACCAACCCGTCGTGGACCCAAAAGCCAAGACGTGGAAGGACAAAAATCCTTGGTTTGGGAAAGACGCGGAGATGACCGCCCTCGCACTGGGTCTGCATGAGAAACTGGTCCGTTCAGGAGTCGATCCGACAAGCGACGACTACTACGAACGAGTCGATAAGACGATGAAAAAACGCTTCCCTGAATACTTCAGTGAAGACGCAGATGATATCGAGGACCCCCCTCCTCGCAAGACCAGCACTGTTGTGGCTCCCGCTACACGGTCTTCTGCACCCCGACAGATCCGAATCACGGCCTCTCAGGCTGCAATTGCTAAACGATTAGGGATTAGTCCGGAACAGTACGCCCGTGAAGTCTTGAAACTGGAGAACCGCAATGGCTGAAAATCGTCTGACTCGTGAAATGGAAAATCGTGAAACGACCAAGCGCAAAATGGTTTGGCGTCCGGCGTCGATCCTCCCTGAACCTAACGCTGTCCCCGGCTGGAAATTTAAGTACATTCGTACGGCAGTAATGGGTCAGAACGATCCGACCAACGTTTCCACTATGTTCCGTGAAGGTTGGGAGCCTGTGAAGGCGACTGAAGTTCCGGAGATCATGCATCAGCGAGACAACAATCCCAACAGTCGGTATCCCGACTGCGTGGAGATTGGCGGTCTGTTGCTTTGCAAAGCCCCAGAAGAACTTGTCAATTCTCGTCGTGAACACTTCGAGGATCTGGCTCGCCGTCAACTGGAGGCCGTCGATAACAATATGTTGTCCCAGAAAGACCGTCGGTCGAACATGGACATGTTCACCGAAAAGAAATCTCAGGTCTCTTTCGGACGTGGCAAATAACTTTTAGGAGTCTTCAATGGCTTATCCTACTGTCTCAGCACCTTACGGCTTCAAGCCCGTAAACTTGCAGGGCGGTCGGGTCTTCTCGGGTTCGACCCGTATGATTCCGATCCCCACGGGTTATACAAATAACCTGTTCAATGGTGACCTTGTGGGTCTCAGCAACGGCTCGCTTGCCGTTACCGCCTACGGTCCCGCTTCTGGTACGACGCCTGTGTCCGCAGCAGCGGCAGGTGCCGGTGTCGGCATTTTCGTTGGTTGTGAATACACCAACACGAGTTCGGCGGGCGCAGCCCAAGGTCCGATCTACGGTAAGAACCGTTATCAGTATTGGCAGGGCGGCACGTATGCGTCGGATGCCATCGGCTATGTGGTCGATGACCCGCTCGCGTATTTCCGCGTTGCGGTTCTTCAGCAGCCACAGGCCGGTGTGTCTAACGCTCCGGGTACGACGATTGGCTACATGTCGCAATCGTTCCTCGGTACGAACGCCTATGTCATCACCAACAGCATCCTTGGCGGCACCAACTCGGGTAATACCGCGACGGGTGACTCGGCAATGGGTGTGACGGGTACGGCTCCGGCGGCGGGTGCGAACGCGGGTAACGGTCGCAATACCTCGACCCTTCCGTTCCGCATCATTCAGTTGGTTCCGGATACGGCGGTTACGGTCACCACGACCAACGGCAGTTCGGCACTTTCGTCTGGTACGACTTCCAGTTTGACGGTTTCGTCCGCTACCGGCATTCAGCCGGGAATGCAGATCTGGTTCAGTGGCTCGGCTGTTGCGGGCGCTCGTCAGGGCGACTTCAGTACGGTTACGGGTGTCAGCGGTACGACCGTTACCTTCACCGCGCCTCGCGGTACGGGTTCGGGCAGCACCATCGACTTCAGCGGTACCAACTTTGCGGCTGGCGGTACGGTTTACTTCATCGGTTATCCGGAAGTGATCGTTGGCTGGAACTTTGGTTATCAGTCGTACAACCTTGCCGCTGGCGTCTAAGGAGTAATTACAAATGGCAATTTCACGCGCACAACTCCTTAAGGAACTGCTCCCCGGCCTGAACGCTCTGTTCGGTCTTGAGTATGCTTCCTACGGTGAGGAGCATAAGGAACTGTTTGAGGTCGAGACCTCTGAGCGTTCGTTTGAAGAAGAGACGAAACTCTCGGGCTTCAACGCGGCTCCGGTGAAGAACGAAGGTCAGGCGATTGCGTACGACAACGCGCAGGAAGCATGGACCGCTCGTTACAACCACGAGACCATCGCTCTCGGCTTCTCCATCACTGAAGAAGCGATTGAAGATAACCTGTACGACTCGCTGTCGAAGCGTTACACCAAGGCACTCGCTCGTGCTATGGCGTACACCAAGCAGTACAAGGCGGCTTCGGTTATCAACAACGGCTTCTCCAGCCAGTACAACGGTGGCGATGGCGTCCCGCTGTTCTCGACGGCTCACCCGTTGGTTTCGGGTGCGACCAACAGCAACACGATCTCCACCTCGCCTGACCTGAACGAAACGTCGCTTGAAGCGATCACGATTCAGATCGCAGCGTGGACGGACGAGCGCGGTCTGTTGATCGCCGCGAAGCCGCGCAAGTTGGTGGTGCCGCCGAGCCAGATGTTCGTTGCCAAGCGTCTTCTCGACACGGAACTCCGTGTCGGCACGACCGATAACGACATCAACGCTCTGAAGTCGATGGGCACGATCTCGGAAGGCTTCAAGGTCAACCACTTCTTGACTGACACCCACGGCTACTACGTCCTCACCGACGTGCCGAACGGTCTGAAGATGTTTGAACGTGTTGCGCTTCAGAACAGCATGGACGGTGACTTCGATACGGGCAACGTGCGGTACAAGAGCCGCGAGCGTTACTCGTTCGGTTGGTCGGATCCGCTCGGCGTGTTCGGCGTGGCCTGATGACGAAGGGGGGCTTCAGCCCCCCTTTTTCTGGGATTAATGAGTTACGTAGACTGACCCAGCAGACGTTGCAGAGACTACGTAGCGATAGATGACCCCCTGCAAGGGGTAAGGAATGTATCATGGCACTTGCTACTCATCTTGGCCCGTGGCTCGTTGGCACGGTTAAGAATCCGTCGAACACTTCGACGACTGTTTCTTCGTCTCAGATCGGCACGTACCGCAATTGCGGCGCGACCGTTGCTGTTCAGACTTCCCCCGGTGGTCTCCTTTACACCACCACGTCGAATACGACGCTGACCTCCCCGGGTAACGTCGTTAATGCGGTAGGCGGCACGAGCAGCACCACACTGACGTTGACCGCTACTAACGCGAATATTGTTTCCGGTATGACGGTTGTTGGCCCCGGCATTGCTGCGGGTACGACGGTCACGTCGGTTTCGGGTACGGCGGTTACGCTGTCGGCTGCGGTCTCCTCGTCCGCGACCTCTCCGGCTCCGTTCCTGTTCTATGTTGCGACTGCGGGCTATAACAACAATCCGCTCGTGATCCCGGCGGGTTCGCTGATCACCAATATGTACGTCGACGTTCTGACTGCGTTCAATGCGACCGGTACGACTTCTACGACCGGCACGATCACGATCAGCCTGTTGAACAGCACGGCTACGTACACGTTGGCGACTTTGGTCTCCACGAGCACTACGTCGGGTTCGTTCGCTGTGGGTCGTTATGCTCTTGGTGCAGCGCAGACGGGCGCTACTGGTCCTACCATCAACTTCAACACGACTGCGATTGGTGCAATGCTCTTGACCAATATCAGTTCGGGTCAGAACACTCCGACGGACGGCATCATTCAGGTGAAGTACGGCGATGCGTCGACGGGTACATTGACCACGGCTACGACCGGTATGGCGTCTGTCACGATTGAATA